AAGCCTAACCATTTGTTACGAAGTAATGCAAACTCATTAATAATCTTTTCATAGTCAACAACGTCTGCTTCGCCGTCAACATATTTTTCAACATCTCTGCTGGACAAAGCACGTTGATAATTTTCAAGATATTTTTTAAAAAATGAACTACGTAATCTACGTAGCTCAATATTTAGGTAATTTAATATGGCTTCAATTTCTTGTAATTGATTGAAACGCTGTTCAACGATGCCGGGCATTTCTGCCGCGGCACGTTCAACATTGCCTTTTAGTTTTACTTCACTTCGGGCTTCAATAAGTTCATCTTCAAAGAACTTAATTGCTGTGGGGATCTTATTGATATCTCTAGCTACTTCAGAGTAATATCCCATTTAATCTTCCCATTCTTCTTCGTCATCATCTACATCTTCTTCAAGATCTAAATAATAGTTAATAGCATTGTCTAAAATATCACAACTACCTAATGCATCTCTAAATGTTTGATCATCTGCACCATAGTCGGCACATGTATCTACATAAGTTTCAGCTGTTGTTTCAATTGTCTTTTTATCAATACTATCTTTAAATGTATTCCACATGTCAACTACAAGACTACTATCCATATACTTTACTCCTGTTCAATAAGTTCTGCTTCTGCGACAGCCTCTGTTTCGGGCATATCGTCATCGGTATTTACCACAGGCGCAGTTTTCTCGTCGTATTCTGACATAATAAGATTCATCTTTTCAGGAGTCATCCATGCCTTACGATAATCAAGATGTTCTTCACCATTTAGATCGATATACTTGAGTCTGTTGCCTTGCTTTGTTAACAAGTCTTTCTTTTCAAACAGTTCAATAAGACCACTATAAGGATTCATACCTGTTTCGTATGGAATCTTTACTTGTACGCCTTCAAACGGTTTTGCATAACGAGTTTTCATTACTTTACAACCTGCTCTAATACCACGTACTTCGCTAATCTTATTACCAGCTTCATCTTCTTTTAGTTTCATCTTTTTCATTGCAACAACAATACTTGATGCATAGATAAAGCCTTGTCCACCACTGATCTTGTCATCTGGATCAAACATATCTTGTGATGCATATGTGTGGTTAGTACATACTAGTCCTACGTTATAACTACCAATCATGTTAACAGTATTACGTACAAGTGATGTAAGTGCTTTAGGCTTACGACCCATGTCACCTTTCATATCACCTTTGTTAAACTGATCAACATCTGTTGGAGTTAGTAACATACCTAAACTATCAACTACAAACAATACCTTAGGACGATCTTCCTCGTTCATTGCTTTATAGTCTGCCATAAATGTACTAATAGTTTTTGCTACATCATCAATCATTGACATGTTTAGTTTAAGAAGTTTATCTTCTCCTGTGTCAACGTCTAATGCTTGTAACCAACTTTCATCAAGTGCGTTCTCTGAGTCAATTAATACTACAAAGATACCTTGATCTTGTGCGTGTTTTACAATGTTACCTGCACAGAAATAACTTTTACCTGCGCCAGATTCTCCTGCAAACACTGTTACCTTACCTAGTGGAACGCCTCTATGAAAGTCGCCACTAATAAGATAGTTTAGTGCGTATGAGCCTGTACTAATCCAATCCGTTGGATCATTAAAGCCACTACTCATACCTGTTATACTTTTAGTCAAGTCCTTACGGAACTTACTAACATCAAATGATTTAGCCATAGTTTCTCCTTATGTAAAGCTAATGTAGGGGAAATTAATCCCCTACAAACGATTAATTATTTTATGATTGACGTGCTCTAATCATTGATAAAATGTCTTCAGCTTTGCCTGACGGTGCTTCAGCTGTAGTTGCCGCAGGTGCCGCTTCTGCTACTGGAGCTTCTGCTGTCATACCTGTTGCCGCTGGTGCTGGAGTTGCCGCTGGTGCCGCTGGTGGTGTTGCCGGAGCAGGTGTTCCTGCTTTAGCCTGTGGATCACCTGTTCTTGCCGCCATTCCCGCTGGACGGAAATATTGACCAAAACGATCCATGTCATATGCTTCACCATCAACTGATGCTTCAAACATTTCCTTCATAACTTTTACTTCAACTTCTGAAGGTTGTTTTGGAAGGAAATCACTTAGATTAAACAAACCATTAGTATTAACTGCATTCATTTCAGCATCTGCTAATGGACGCTCTCTACGTGCCCAGTTAGATGTTGAATAGTCTGCATAACCACCTTTGGATGTTTTGTTAAGACGGAAGTCTACACCAGCAGTATAATCTGTTGGTAATTCTTCCATGTCTGGATCCATTAGTGCCGCTTTAATAATTTGGAAAATTTGTGGACCAATTATGAACCTACGTACAGGATTCTCTGGTGTTGAATCCTCATTAAGAGCATTCTCTGTTACAAACCCTTGAAATACGTATGAACGCTTTTTCCAGTACTTACGACCCATGTCTTCTAAACTTGGATCTTTAAACCATGCACGTACCTCATTTAAGATATCGCATGTTTGTCCGTACATTTCCATACATGGAATTTGCACTTGTACAGGACGTGAGTCTGTCTCACCTTTAATTCCTGCAAATGGAAGTTTGATCATCAAACGTTCTTTCCAAAAGAAAGTATTTGTCTCATCTCCATCTGGAAGGAATCTTAGAGTTGAACTCTGTCCTTCTTGCATGTTCCAAAATGGGAAAATTGCGTTGTCGCCACCTGACGATCGATTGCCGCCAGTATTTGATTCTTGCTCTTTGAGCTTTGCTCTGATTTCTGCTAGTGTTGCCATAATATAAGCCTCCTATGTGTTTTATTGCCTTATAGCTGTTTTGTATTGCCTACGAAGTGCATTACTTTATATATAATACACTCTATTACTTATAAAGTCAACCTTTATTTTGACTTTATTCTGAAATTTGGTTATCTTAGTCCTGCTAGGGATTGGATACGTGCCATTTCAGTATCTTCCAAGCGTAATAGATCTGCCATTACTGCTTGTGCTTCATCAACCATCTCATCACCGTACTGTTTTTGTACTGCTGTTAAGACCGCTGTTTCACCTTTAGGGAAAGCATTACTAGTATAATCGTACATACCTTTAATGAATTCATCTAATGGAATCTGGTTCTTTTGCTTTAATTCGTCGCCGTGTCCTTTTGGACTGATATCGATTGTTTTTGCATCTTTATCGCCTTCTCTGGCCTTTTCGCCTTCTTCATCGCCAAACAATTTTTGATATGCCATATATCCGCCCAGTAATAGTGCAACTGCTACTGCACCTGGTATAGCATATTGTTTTGCTATGCCTGCAACTTTGTTTAGATCTGGAATATTATCTAATGCGCCTGCCGCCATTGTTTTTAAATCATCTGCTGTGTTGGCTACTTTAGTTCCAATATCTTTGATAGCTGTTTGTGCGGAATCAATTGCATCGTTAGCACCACTTATAGCACTACCAACACCTTGAACTGCATCTACTGCGCCGCCAACTACGTCTGCTGTGTCTTGTGGATTAGCCGCCGCTACTCCGCCTATTGTTGCTTTAACTGGATTCTTTACACCCCATTTTAAAATTTCTTTTGCACCTGTTGCCATACCTGGTAATACTCTAGGAGCAACAAGTCTTAGTGCCGCACCTGCCGCTGGAATTAATAATCCTAGCAACGGTAATGCTTCATTAACTTGTTCTTCGTCTGTACGTTTGCCTAAAATCTTTTCTGCATTGAGTTTACTCATTGTAGTTTTATATTTTTTACCTGCAAACATAAACATTTTTTCGCCTTTTGATGCCGCATCAGCCGCACACTGAGAAAACTTTTCCCACATTGCTTGTTGTTCTTCTGCTGTCATCATTTGCTTTTCTTTTGGTTCTTGTTCATGTTTTGACTGTGCAATAATGTCGTCCATTTTTTCAGCATATGCTGTTTGTGGATCAACTATGCCTTCATCTGCATCATGAATGCCGTTGCCATTTTTATCAACCCAATGTCTTCCATTTTCATCATGTACATCATGTGGACAATCAGTTGTTGGATTGTGCATTACATCTCCGCAATGTTTACAGTGGTATTGTTCTGCTTCCATTTCAGACATTTCTTCGCCTAATGTTTCTAGGTCTAAGTCTTCTACTTTGTTTGCTTCTTTTACTAAGTTGTATACATATGGAAATACACCTTTTAGTTCTTCATTAAACTGTCTAATAGTAAGTTCGTCAATCCAAGTATTTGAAACATCTTCTGGAACTTCTTCTAGCACGGTTGTTTCGAAAGTTTCAAATGTTTCTTTGTAATATGATTTGCGTTGTAATGACTCAACTGTCTTTTTAACTGTTGCTAGTCTTTCGTTTACAACGTCCATGTATCCTGCTAAACCTTCAGCCATTACACTTGAGCGATTCATGTATGTCTTAAATTTACGCAGTTTGTTTAATTCTTCTGATAGTCCGGTAATATGTTTGCCAAAATCATCATATGCATTTCCGCCTTCACTTACGTGCATAGCCATTGCTCTTGCACCGTTCATATGTCTAAATGGATATCTAAATCTTTCGCCTGCATCACTTTCAATATAAATGCTGTGTACATTTTGTGTGCGGCCTGCAACATTTTCGTGGTTAACTGGGCCAGCATGCTTTACTACAAGTCTTGCTGTTCCAATATCTTGATAACTAGTTCTGCTAGTTCCATACATCTTTGATTCGCTCATTTGTTTCTCCGTGCTTAGATACTGATAATCTCTTTTGTCTAAGTTTGATTTGGTTATATCTCTTGTATCAAAATTTAACATTCTCTTTTTTGCAAATACTCTTAATTCTTTTAAAAGGTCAAACCATTTACTTTTAAGTACATGTTCATCTTCTGCAAATAAATCTTGACCATACATTACCGTAAGTGCTTTTTCGTCAATACTTACACTAACTTTTTTCCCACTTGCAAAGTCAAATTCAAAAAATCTAGCTTCTTTAGGTTTGTTAGTTACTTCAGCAGATTCGTTTCCTACTGTAATATTAGGAAAACGTCCACGTATCTTATTAAATAATTCGTCGGCTATGGTCTCAAGGTTTTTCATATTAATATTTATCAATAACCGCTAACAAAAATTGGCATTGGCGGTTCGTATGATTCTTCTCCTTCTGCTTGCGTAAACGTACTGTATATACGTGGATCCCAGTCTTTCATTACTGCCATCATTCTTAGTGCAAGTAATGTAGCACTAACCAAGTCATCATTAGCTCCCGGCTTTGCTCTAAAACTAGTACCTGTAGCAACATAATTTTTTAGTTCAGTAATTAATGGGCCACTGTTAATAGTTATCTTATTATTTTCAACCATAGTTTTTAAACGACTACATGCTGTAATCTTAGTACCATGTGTAGTATTAAATCCTTTACGGAACTTACGTACATGTCCTTTACGCATAGGTTCACTTACAAATAGTCCGGGTATATTTTCTTCACCAAAATCGTTAATAACAATAAGTGCGGCTTCTCCAATACTATTGTTTTCAACACTCCAATAAATGTTATTACCAGTTCCTTTAGAACTATCTTGTATGTGTGTGCAAATATCTCTTAGTATTCTAATTTGTGCAGGTATAGGAGTTTCATTATGACGCCATTCTGCTACTTGTTTATAACTTGGAAGTTCGAATACTTGAATTGCGGCATAGTCTCCACCTGTACCCATTGCTGGATCAAGTGCTACTGCATAATTTTGATCTGCTGTTGGTTTAGCATACCAACGTGTTTGCCCCATATTCATTAGAGGATTTTTTGCTTCCATTGTCGATAGATGAATACTATTAATTAATGTTTCATCATATACTAGGAATTCGCAACCGTATTCACGTCTAAATTTCTCTTCACCAATACGTCCAATTTCGTCAACTTTCCATTCTTCGTCTCTATCAGGGTGTTCATCCCAACTGCATGTAAATCCATGAAATCCGTTTACACCTACTTGTTGTTCATTGCCGTGTGTGTCATATCTGTCTTGTGATTGTTTCCAAATAACAGCAAACGTATCTTCATCACTATTAGGTGTGCTTGTAATAATAGCACGACCACCTGTTGCTAGTGTAGGTGATATTGATGTCCAAAATTCTTCTGCAATATTAGGATTCACAAATGCAAACTCGTCACAGTATAATAATG